GACATGATGTATGTTATTGTCGACGATGGCTTCATAATAGCCAAAGTCTGTAGGGGAAATAAACCTGATTTTGGATGCTATTGCATTTTTAACAGCGAGTTGATGCTTGCATTCAGCGCCTCTAAAGTGATTATCCCCACACTCACAGCGCTCTTTTGGGATGGGGTGAGCAGGTGTGACGGTGTAGTAATTGCCATTCTTATGGTTGAGAGTGACAAACTTCACGAAACCATTTTCTGTGTGTTGCTCGATAACTTCTACAGATGCGGCTTTTTCAGCCTTTGTTGCGGCTTGCACTTCTAACTCAACCTCTAACTCTTGTTGAGCCAAGGTTTGACTATCTACGAGTGTGTAGCCCTGCCATTTGCAGTGGCGTTCTGCTTCTCTCAATGTTGTCGTGCGGTGGACAATCTCACCATTTACCAAAACCATGTAAGGCTGGGTAGAACCCTCAAAACTTTCACTTTCAAAATCAATAGTTGCTTCTACGACTTCAATTTTTTGAACCTGGGCGGATTGATGCTCAATAATGGCATCAATCCAATTTTGAATAAGTCTCTTGTCACCTGTGGGCAATACTCCCAAGTCAGAGGCGACTTTTTTAACTTTGATCATTCCTCTGTTGAGGAGTTGTTGACTGGAATAGGTTGGATGTGCCATGATCAATAAAACCTGATTGGTTAGAAAGCAGTCACCTTGTCCTGAGAAAACTTGTGGCTGCTTTTGTTTACTCTTCTACTATAGCTGGTAACTATAGACTTGTCAAGAGATTTTCCAAAAAAAATTTGAGACCTTGATCTGTAAGGCTTCGCAGATTTTAGCGAAGGTGTCAGCCCCTACTGTTACCTGTTTTCGCTTCAATAACCTGGGGTTTTCGATTTGCTGGATATAACCCTCGGCCACTCCAGCCATTTGTGCCAGCTTGGCGCGAGATAACCCTGCGGATTCCCTGTGTTGCCGTAACTTGGCGGCGTAATCTTGCCCCCAATTAAAAGATGCAATAGGCGTAATGTCCATCTCAATGCTTACCTTTATTTCATAGTTCATAACTATAAAAATAATTCCTTTTAGCGTCACTGTCAACTATAGCCTAATCTTGCTCATCCTCATCTTTTTCTTCAGGATGCAGTATTCGCGCTATCTTCAAAGCAATCGAGTCTTTTGCGCCTTTTTTTCATAGAATTTCCTCTTGACACTCTCAGGGTTAAATCCGCTGAGTTTTACGCTTACCGCGAGGTCTTATAAAAACTCACCCAATTGATAGCCTCTGTCCTGCAGAAGAATTAAATAATATTCCGGTATAAGGGTAAAGCCGCGTTCTAATAGTTTTAATATTATTTGATGGCCGTAGCTGGTAGCCGTCTTTATCTATTTTTGACGGGTCTAAACTAAGTTCTTCAAATTCTGCGAGGATTGCTTGCACTCGCTCAACTTGAGCCGGCTCAAGATTAATTTCCTCTATTGATGATTGCAGCCTATTCTGGATTGAAGTCCCATAACTGAATAAATCGGGCATAAGACGCGACTGACCACTACCACCGGATACTGCTGTGCTATTCCGTAAGGTGATTTCGTACACTTCGTAAAGCAATCCAATTTCGTGATCAGTCAGAGTCATGATTGTTGCGCCTCGTAGCTAATGTTGTGATACCCAGTCCAGGAAACTACTGGGATTTTGGCAATTAGATCCCCTACATCGGCGTAGGGTCTGCCGTCTCGAACTTCCCTGGATTGGGCTGTTGTCAATCCCAACTTTTCTGATAAATCTTTGATTGATGCGGAATTGATTTTAATTAGTTCCGCGCTGGGTTCTGTGGGTGCGGGTTGTGGTACAGGCTTTGGTTCATCGGGGGCGGTGATTCTGTACCCCATCGCCAAGAAGTTGTTCACCTGCATTTCATGGACTTGAACCCCTTGCCCATCTGGAGAAAAGAGGATAGGCATAATTTAGAGGGATAGGATTAAAGCGCATTTACGGAAGTCGGAAATTTTAGAACCAGTCAGCATATAGTAAGCATTTTTCTCGCTTACCGTGCCAGTATCATAATTCCCCCTAAAAACCTGAATTGTTAAGTTCGTGTCAGAGTCGGTGACACTTGCTCCTACCGCACCTGATCCAGGAGTAGGTTCAGCAATTCGGCGGGTGGCCATTAAAATACCTTCACGATGGTTGACGGTATTAATGGACGGAATACTGGGGATGCTGAATAAATCAGTGCCAGCAACAATATCAGTCGCGGTTAATTTTGTGCCATTGGGGGCAAAAGGCACAAAACTAACAACGGGGGCAGTGGGAGTGGCTCTACTGATCCTTAGAATCACGCCAAAAGCTTTGACTGTATTACTTGTACCGATTCTGGCGATTTGTCCTACTGCGACGCTGTTTGATAAAGCGGTGGTACAAGTCAGGGTTAGGTTGATAGCGCCGACGCTGGCAGTAGTAGTGTTATCAGCGTAGGTAAAGTCAGTATTGGATGCGGCTGATGCAATGGCTAGAGTCGCTTGTGTTCCGGCGTTGGTATCCAAATCGGTAATCGCACTCTGGGAACTGATGACGTTGGATGCGCCGATGTTAAACCCAAAACGGGGTATGAAATTTCTCATACCGTCTTGAATCATTTGTCCACTACCAATGGTGGAGGCGGCAAAACCAGTTACCGCAATAGAGTCGGACAGGAACGCACCACCAGCCACAGGTGAAATTAGCGCGAAACGGTCAGCCTTGGGGACATTCTCTTTATCCAAAACCACACCCGCACCAGTTAGCCCGCTGCTATTGAAGTTGGTTAGTTGCCCGGTGGTGGAATCTACACACGCAGATAAACCAATGGGAGCGTTAGCACCTAAAGCCACAGATCCGGTTGTTGCCGTCCAAGTGGTAAACAATGAATTCATGTACTCATCGTTCGGCGTAGCGATCGCATCCGCCATTTGAGATCCAGTTTCTACCAAGTATCTCTCGATACTTTGACGGGGGTCTAGCCCGTAAGTCACCCAGCCATCAAACCACAGCCGCTCTAAAGCCACCGTACCGGAGAAGAAACCAGCCTCGGTGAAAGTACCAGCCGCAACGCGAGGGTTTAAGTCTGTAGCTCGTCGTCGTCTTGGACGGCGGATCTTAACCTCATTGCCAACTTCAAAAGCACCGGGTTCGTAATTTGTAATACAAACACGGGGATACATCGCCATTAAGTTCAATTGCGTTAACGCGCTTAGGGCAATGCGAGTTTCTAAAAGTGCATCGTTACCGGTAAATTGTGGAGGCATAAATTTTCTTTGTAGAAATTACTTGGATTAAGCTTTCCCAAATTGCTGTTCAAGGAGTTGGTTATAGGCTTTCATGGCTTCGGGGTCTTTGTTGTAGTTGTCGTAAATTTCCTGAGCAGTCATTTTTGCAAAATCGTATGGACTCTTTTGAGGTGTAGGGCGACTACCGGGTGTGGCATCTGTTCCCGTTCCGGCTCTAGGAACAGCAAAATGGGCAAATTCTGTTTCCAGTATGTTTGGGAGAACATCTTTAAATTCAGCCTTAACGAGATCTCCAAATTTATCGGTAGATCTGATGTACAGTTTGTTAGCTTCTTTGTCCTCGATCAGCAATCCGCGCTTTTCCAGTAGGGTTAGTAAATCGCCTTCGGTGTTTGACCGTACCAAACCTAATGCCCGCATTTGATCCAATACTTCATTCCTCATGCGAGATTGCCGGTCCGTTTCTCTAAGAGCTTGAGTTTCCCTGTCCCGATCGTCAAGCTGTTGTTGAATCTGTTGGATCTGGGACTCATACTGTGATTTGACCTGCTCTGTTAAAGATGCTTTGATCTCTTCTATCTCATTGCCAGTTAATCGGGGTTCTCCGGCTGAGGTTGGGGTAGCTGATTCTTCTTCCTCTGTTTCCTGTCTCAACTTATTGAGAAAGTCAAGACTTGGGTTTATTGCTTCAAATCTCTCTTCCAATTGATGAGCCATTTGCTCGGATAACTTGGTTGAAGATTCCGATATGGCATCAAAAAGTTTTTTAACATCTCGCTGTTGTTTTTCGATTATTTCAATCTGTTCGGTTAATGGCTTAACAGCCCCTTCTATCACCGCAGGAAGAATTGCAGGGATTGTGGATTTAATAGCGTCTTGGATGGCTGCAAGAATTTCGGGGTCTAATGGCATAAATTAAATTTAATTTTGTTTGTACCGTTATTGTTCCCATTGGGAAAAATAAGTCAAAACGAAAAAACTTTTATGGCTTTATCGGATATCAAAGATTTGTTATCAGCCATTTGGGGGGTAACAAGAGATCGCATCCCTGTATTGTCCAACGGCAAAATCCCTGTAGAAGTTGGTAGCTTAAATGTCACGGTCGGCAATGCTTCTTTGGAGATCGCTAATGATGTAGGTAATCCTGTTCCAATTAATGATGCGGGGGGCAGTATTACAGTAGACGGTACATTTTGGCAATCTACACAGCCCGTCAGTATTGCTACTTCTCCGGCAGGTTTAGCTTATGTATCTTCAGCTTCATTAACAAGACCCGCTAACGTCACAGCTTACACAGCTAATGATGTGTATGGTGGTGTATTTGAACTTCAGAATATTGGTGCTAGTGGTGGGTTTATATTTATTGAAAGCTTAGATATTATTTTCAATATCACAGCAGTACCAGCAGGTATGAGTACCTTTACCTTGTATTTATACGGTGTTACCCCACCATCAGCTATAGCTGATAATCTACCATTTTCTATATCTTCTGGAGATAGAGCAAGTATTCTCAATCCCAGAGGTATAGCTTTATCTGCATCATTAGCTCAAGGTGGTGGTGGTAGTGTAGTTGCTGAGGTGAGAAACCTAAACCAACTTTATAAACTAACTGGCACTTCTTTGTTTGGATATGTGGTGACAAGTGGTGCATTTACTCCGGCTGCAAATAGTGAAAGTTTTACAATTAGAGTTAGGAGTTTTGCACCAT